CACTTTCTCGCGGACTTGTGCGCTACGCGCGTCGTCCGGCTTTATGGGGTCGTCTATAATAATTGCGCCGCCGAAGCCGTCAGCGTTCAACCCATCAAGTTCTTCAACTTCTTTTGCCAATTCGTCGTTTTCTTCTTCATCAACCAACCCCGCGCCGAAGCCCGTAACCTGCCCAGCGGAAGAAACGGCATACAAGCCGCCGCCCTCAGTCGTGTACCACTTCTTTGTATTGGTGGAAGTCGGTATAGTAGCCGGAAAAATGCGTCTGTATTCCGGTTCGTTTATAATATCCTGCACGCCGCGCGAGTTGTCGCGGGCTAAGTCGTCGGAATAGGAAAGATGAATAAACTTAGCCTTCGGGGTTATAGCCAACCCTTCCGCTATGAAGTTCTTAACCGCTAATTCGGTCTTTCCGTATCGCGGCGCAATGTTTATGATAAGGCGCGTAATTTCCCCACAAAGCACTTTATCAAGCGCGGCAGCTATTTCCCTATGATGTTTGCCTATAACAAACTTTCGCTTCTGCCTAATCTTGAAGAAGTACCGCGTAAAGTTTAACGTTCCCTGCAAAACAAAGGTACGTATTACGTCTATATCCCTTATCCCTTTAGCACTCACTATCCAACTTTTTAAATAGTTCCTTAGCTTCTTCTTTCGTCAATGTACGGGCGGGCGGTATAAGGTCTTTGCCGTCCTTCCCGGTAACTTCCGCGTTTTGTCGGTTGCGCCAGCGTTCCGGTTCTGCGTTGGTAAGCGTGAATATTATCGCCGCTGTGTCCGGCTGGAAATGCTTATCTACTGTTTTTTGCTCCTTTATACGCGGTATTTCCTTCCCGTTTACATCGAACTTTCCGCTTCCTACGGTTACTATGTGCTTTTCCTGCACCGTATAGCCTTGTATCTTTTTTAAAAGGCTTCGTTTTGCTTCTGTGGCAAAGAAGGCTAAACGTTTATCTTCTGCCTTTTCTAATGCTTCGCAAAACTCGCTTTTATCATTCTTCCAACGGTAGAAGGTCGCTTCGTCAATGC